GTCCCATACCAGATACAGATAATTTATCGATAAAATTTGATTATTATATTACACATACAGATTTATCTGGATCTACAGATACTTCTATTATACCTACAAGATTTGAATCTGTAATAATAGCACGTGCTAGATACTATGCATTTATGTTGCGTTCTGATTTACAAAATGCACAGTTTGCAAACAAAGAATATCAAGATGGTGTTAAAAGGATGAGGGTTGAGCTTATTAACAGAAAAAACTACGTGAGGGCTGTATAGATGCCTGATCTTTCTCAAACACAACCATTTGCCTTTACTTGCGAAGGTGGTCTTGTTAAAAGTAGATCTACCTTTATTATGCAACCCGGACAAGCATTAGAGTTGTTGAATTTTGAGCCTGATATAAAAGGTGGATACAGAAGAATAAGTGGATTTAAAAAATATGTAAATCAGATAGTACCTCAAACGTCTGCTAGTTCTGAAAAAGTTCTTATGGTTGCTTTGTTTAATAATAACATTGTTGCGGCCAGAGGAGAAAAGATATTTACATCAGCATCTGCTGAGTTAGGAACATTAAGTACTAATGCTATAGCAGCCGATACTTCAATGACAGGTTCTAGCACAATTACAGTTAAAAGCACATTAGGGTTTAGTTCAAGTGGAACACTACAGATTAATTCAGAACAATTTACATACACTGGAAAAACGGCAACAACATTTACAGGAGTTACTAGAGCAGTTAATAGTACAACAGCTGCAGCTCACTCAGCAAGTGGAGAAACTGCTCAAACAGTTGTATCCGAAGATTGGACAGTAAGAGATACTGGAAGAACAAGTGCTAGTAAATACACATTTGAAAGATTTAACTTTGATGGTAATGATAAATTAATCGTAGTTGATGGTGTAAACGACCCTACTGTTTTTAACACATCTTTTTCAGCTACGGATGTTACAGAGTCAACTGTAGAAGGTGCAAAGTTTGTAACAGCGTTTAGAGAACACATGTTCTACGCAGGTATGTCTGGCACACCACAAGAAATAGTGTTTAGCCAACCTTTTGATGAAGATGCGTTTAACACTGGAAGTGGTGCAGGATCTGTAAAAGTTGATGATACTATTGTTGGATTAAAAGTATTCCGTGATAATTTATTTATATTTTGTGAAAATAGAATATTTAAATTAACAGGAAGTTCTTCAGCTAATTTTGCAATAGCTCCTGTTACAAGAGATATAGGATGTATAAATGGAGACACAATACAGGAATTTGCAGGAGATTTAATATTCTTAGGTCCTGATGGATTAAGAACAGTTGCTGGTACTGCAAAAATTGGTGACGTTGCATTGGGAACAATTAGTTCTAACGTGCAATCTTTATTTGATGAAAATATAGCAGATTCTGGGCTATTTGACTCTGTAGTTATAGCCGATAAAACACAGTACAGAATATTTTTTGTAAAAGATGGATCAGCAGAAACATTTACAGATGGTGTAATATGTGTGATGAAAGGGCAAAACTTTGAGTTTGCAGAAATAAGAGGAATTAAACCATCCAGTACAGATACATTTGTAGAGAGTGGAGATGTTATAGTTGTTCATGGTGGATTTGATGGATATATTCATAGACAAGAAAAAGGAAATGATTTTAATGGAACTTCTATAATGGGTAGATATAGGAGTCCTGATATAACATTTGGTGATCCGGGTATTAGAAAACACATGCAACGTGTTATTTTAAATTATGCACCAGAATCAGCTATTAATGCTGATATGTTTGTAAGATATGATTATGAAGGTAAAGACTCAGCTAGACCTGCTGCATATCCATTAGATTCTACAGATGTAGTTGCAATATATGGCACATCATCTTATGGCAGTCCTACGTATGGTGGTGCATCACAACCACTTATAAGACAACCAGTAGAAGGTTCAGGATTTGCAGTAGCATTAAGAGTAAACGACAACGCAACAACAGCACCATATTCACTGAAAGGATTTGGTCTAGAATATCAAGTAGGGGCAAGAAGGTAAATGGGAGCAACGTATACACGACAGTCATCGTACACTGACGGTGACGTAATCACAGCAGCACATACTAATAATGAGTTTGACCAACTATTAGCAGCTTTTCAAGCAAGTACAGGACACACTCACGATGGTACTGCCAATGAAGGTGGAGCGATTACTAAACTACTAGGTAACACCTTAACATTTGGAGCAGCCACTGCTGGGACAGATATTACTGTAACATTTGATGGAGAAAGTAATGATGGTGTACTTAAATGGATGGAGGATGAGGATTATTTTGAGTTCTCTGATGACATCCTTATTAGCAGTACTGAGAAGTTATACTTTCAGGACACTGGTACATATATTCATAGTAATGCTGATGGTGATTTGGATTTGGTTTCTGACGGTACTAATGCCGATGCAATCAAACTTGCCAGTGCAGGTGGGGTTACACTTGATGCCGCAGCAGACATAACACTTGATGCAGGTGGTGCAGATGTAGTTCTTAAAGATGATGGCACACAATATGGATCATTTACGAATACATCTGGTAATTTAATAATTAAATCTGGGTCTACAACTGCTATAACATTTAGTGGTGCTAATACAACTTTTGCAGGTACAGTAACAATTGGTAGTGCAGAAATATCTGAAACAGAACTAGAGATATTAGATGGTGCTACAGTAACAACTACTGAACTAAATATCATAGATGGTGATACAACTGCTAGTTCTACTACAGTTGCTGATGCAGACAGAGTTGTATTTAATGATGCAGGTACAATGAAACAAGTTGCAGTTACAGATTTAGCTGCATACTTTGATGACGAAATAACTGCAATGCCAAACCTTGTTACAACTGCCGCAACAACTGTTGGTGCATTAAACAGTGGTTCAATAACAAGTGGTTTTGGAACTATAGACACAGGTTCATCTACAATAACTACAACAGGTTTAATTACAGGTGGTTCGTTAGATATAGATGATGTTGTAATAGATGGAACAACAATAGGTCATACAGATGACACAGACCTATTAACAGTTGCTAGTGGTCTATTAACTGTAGCAGGAGAAATATCTGTAACTACATTAGATATAGGTGGTACTAATGTAACATCAACAGCTGCAGAGTTAAACATACTTGATGGTGTAACAGCAAGTGCTACAGACATTAATCTTATAGATGGTATTACAAATGGAACAGTAATAGCTAGTAAAGCAATTATAACTGACTCAAACAAAGACATTACTGGTGGTAGAAACATTACCATAAGTGGAGAGTTGGATGCAGCAACACTTGATATATCAGGTGATGCAGATATAGCAGGTACAACTAATTTAGACAACACTGATATTGATGGTACATTAGTAGTAGATGGTTCTAATATATCATTAGACAGTACATCTACTTTAAACATAGATAACTCTAATACATCTAATGGGATAACAATCGGAACAGCTACATCAGGTGTTCCAATATCTATAGGTCACGGTACATCTGAAGTAACAGTTAATGATAATATGACTGTTTCAGGTAACTTAACAGTTAGTGGAACGCAAACAGTTGTAAATACTGTAACTATGAACGCAGAAAATGCTGTTGTTTTTGAGGGTGCTACAGCAGATGCACACGAGACTACACTTACAATTATAGACCCTACAGCAGATAGAACAATTAATCTACCAAACCAATCAGGCACATTACCTGTACTAGCCGCAGTAAGCACTACAGCTATTACTTCCACCCCTGAAGAGTTAAACATAGTAGATGGTGGTACATCTGTAGGCACAACGGCTGTAGCAAGTGGAGATGGTATTGTAACCAATGATGGTGGCACAATGCGACAGACCAACGTTGATACGTTTGATACTTACTTATCTGCAACAACAAAAACGTTAACAAATAAAACTTTAACAACACCTATAGTAAACGCAGGTATACAATTAAAGAATGGTGCAACATCAGCAGGATTTTTAGAGTTTTTTGAAGATAGTGATAATGGCACAAATAAAGTAACTTTGATAGGTGCTTCATCTACATCAGACATTACACTAACACTACCAAGCACAGCAGGTACAGTAGCA